TGAATAAGCATTAGCCTTTGGTCTTCGTTGTTGACCTCCCAACACTCACCGTACATATCATCATCCATGGGATAGCCCCCGCATCTCACCAAACCTAGTCTTCACAGCACTCCCTCTCTATCAAAATATCAATGTAGTGCCGAGCCTTACGCAAATCGTCAACATGGCCCTTATTCTTCCACCTTGAGACATACTTAATAACCGCGTGTTCGCAGATGCCAAGGTCATTAGCCAGGGCATACTCAAGCGGCTGTATCTTAAGTGACTTATAGTGATCCCCGCCAACTTGTGTCTGCATTGCCGAAGTTGTTGAACCCTTTGTAGTACGCCAATTCCCCGACATTTTCACTCCTCCATTTCTTCATTAATAGCTTTCTGGCGCCGCCAGTTTTAACGTACCGCTGATTTCCTTTCTGATCTTTTATTGTCTTAGCGACAATCTCCCGATCTAGAAGCCATTCAATGGCTTTAACAACAATACTAAGCCTCTGCTTTGTCCTGTTTGATACATCAGACCGAGTAAATAAATTGCCACCCTTAAAGACTTCAGTCCTCATGAAGCAAAGCGCAGCCTCTTCTGCGGTCATTTCCTTGCGCTTCATACGTCCTCCAAGATCAGGCTCTTGCCCTTGCTGTGCTTTTTGAAGGATTGACCCTTGCATTCCCATAATCGAATCGTGCCCTCAAATGGCGCGTTACGCTGTTTCGCGACAATTAGCTTTAGATCCTCTTCCTGCTGAAGAACTTCTTTGTCTTTTTCCGTTAGGGGTAAGCCCATGTCCTGCTGTCGAAGAATTCTGTTTCGCTTCTTGTTGTGCCAAACAATAAACAGTAGATGCGCCTGGTCAACTAAAGAGCTAGACCCCCTTACGTCAAACCTGGAGGGTACAAACTCATCGCCACCGCGCTCCGGCTTCCGAACGTGATGCACAATCGCGATGTGAATATCTAAAGCCTCCGCAAGACCTATAAGCTGATTAAAGAAAAGTCGCTCCCTAACCATGTCCTCAGTAACGCCGGTAAACTGCAAGTTATCGATTGCGATAACCTTGGCGCCTCTCTTAGCCATGGCAACAATGGCTCCTAAGCACTGGATTGGTTCAACTCCACCCAGAACCCGATACCAGAGAAACCTTTTGGATGCCCAGTCAATAAATCGGTGACCGTAAGATTCTGGCGGCGTATCACTACACGCAGCCTGCTTGCACATCATCTTAGCTGTGTAATGAATTGGCATCTCAAAGCTTGCCAAGCCAACCCGAACCTCCTTTGCCGCCCAAAGCAGAACTTGGGACAAAACAGTCGATTTCTTGTGGCCGTTAATACCAGCCCAAATACTGATTTCCTTCATCCGTAGCCTGACAAGGTCGTGAGTCTCTAGCCAGGGAAGAGCAACCCCATCAATGCACGGGTCAGAGGCTAGATGGCTGATGAAGTCATCTTTAAATGACTCAATACCAACAACGTCCAAGTCCTCAACCTTTGCATAGACATCCTGTAAATCCCTATCGGTAAAATCCTTTACCTCGGAATGTCTTATTTCCCTCATATGTATAACCCCCCCGTATCTGCTTTAGTTGTTGTTTCCTGCTCATCCTCCCAGCGTCTCTGGTTAATAAAGGTCGCAGGGTTTGGTATATAGCGCCGCTCATCGCCAAAGCTGTATCCCTTGACGCTATCTAGAAGCGCCAATTGATCCTTCTTGGTTAGATTCTTAAACGCCTTTTCTGCGGCAGGCTTCGCCACCTTCTTAGGGTACAAATTCCAGAAGTCAGTAAACCTGGATCTGTATGATGGTTCTTTTGATGGTTCTATGGTGGTTAGAGTACCAATATCGGACCTATCCATATGCCCTATATTGGGCCTTTCAATAGACCCCATATCGGTACTTCTGGAGATAGACCCAAAACCGGTACTAATGAGTAATTCGTAGACAGTTGATTTAGAGTAGCGTCTGGTCTTTTTAATCAGGCCCGCCTCCTCTAATTTCTTGATCGCCGACACCACGCTCTTACGATTCGCGCAGCTACGCTCGCAGATGTCCTCGTAGGACGGCCAGCACTTATTTTCCTCATTGGCTCTATCGGCCAAGGCAATGAGTATCGCCTTCTGAGTGCTTGTGATCCCGCTAACGCAATTGAGCGCCCAGTTGATGGCCTCAATACTCATTTGATCGACTCTTTGATTACCTTATCGACAAATCCGTTTGCTTTGCCACCCTTTTGCAAAGCCCGGGCATAGGCGTGTTTATCCGCCGCCGATAACCGAGTACCCTGGCCTTTAGCGTACTCAGCAAACTCAACGATGTAATCTTCTATTCTGTCATCTCGGCGCCTTTGATTGACGCCGAAAGAGTATTCATCTGAATTAGGGAATAGTGCAGACCAGTTAAGACCGAGAGCGGTCAACACATCTAGGGCGCTACAACCGGCCCAGCATTTAATCGTTATCTTACCGTTTGCTTGCTCTGTTACCCGCAGTGACGGGCTTTTGTCTTCGTGGGCAGGGCAGGTGCATACCCATTTCCCTTCGCCCAGTTGCTTAGAAAATCGAACTCTTTCAATAATTTCGTGTGCTGACACGTAGCCCCCTGTATAATGATCGAAACCCCTCCACTCCTCGTGGACTTGCCCCGCCAACGCGGGGCTTTTTTATGCGCCAATAAAGTCAGAAACTTTAATTCCCAAGCCCTCGCAAAGTTGTTGAATGGTGTGCATCTTGAGATTATCGCTATGGCGCCAACGAGTAATCTGCTGGGGCGTTATTCCCAAACGCTCCGCAAGCATAATGCTACTGACTTGATGTTGATTTTGGAGCGACCTGAGCCGCTCCCCGCAATCAATTAATTTAGCCATTAGAAAGGAATGTCCTCTTCCAAGTCTACATTGTCTTTCTTTTCCTCAGGCTTCCAATCATCAATCTTGGCATAGCCCTTGCCAGCTTTCGATAAAAGGCAATCCATGTTTATCCAATCCTCGCCTGGGTTATCCTTAATTAATGCCTGCATAAACTCACGGAACTGCGGGATATTGATTGACGCCTTGCAGATTACAAAATCAGGCGCATTAGGATTCCGCGGCTTTGGGTAAAAACCCCCGATTAAATCAGCCATTAATAATCTCCTTTCTGGCTTGGTTTACTTCATCTGAGCGCAAAAACGCCCGTTCTGCGGTAGTGAATACACCGCCTTTGGTTGGAGCTAACCACAACGCCGATTTGGTGTCATCGTCTAGCTCAAGCCACGCCTCCGCAAATGCCAGGGCATCGCCATTTTCATGCGCCTCCTTCATATAAGCAACTGATGCAAAGTTAGCTCTAACAGCTTCGTTGTGTGCCATCAGCGGCGCCACAGCTTCAGAGATGTTTTGGTCTGCGATAGCGTTTGCCACTTCGTCCGCACTGGCATACTCAGTCCCTCCGTAACCACAGGCCGCAAGAGCGCGACCAATGGCAGACGTTTCTGCATTCTCCAAGGCAGAAGTCTTATTTATTCGGGATGCGGATCTTACCTCTTCCGCATAGCCAGTACCGATTACAACGCCTAAGTGACTGATTGACGCTTTCATGATGACCTTGTCATCGGTCTCGGCCACCAAATCAGTGACTATTGACCAGTCTGGACACACCTCACGGAACTGCCCCACCCTCAAGGCAACCGTCTTGTACTCCTTGCCGTGGATATTAACGACACCTTCTTTTGTTTTAGCCATATGCAATGCACTCCGCTTCTTTATCAAGGTAAAACTGAAAAGCCGCTTTGTTAATGTGCCGCCAGATCGACCTCCGGTTGTGTGCGCGGAAGTCATCAGTCTGGAGCGGATCAAATGCCATTAAGACCCATTCAAATCGGTTGTCGATAACGGCAGGTGCAACATCGTCCAGCCAAGACATATTTGCCTTAAAAAAGTTGTAGGCGATACCATCCATCGCCCACTCGTCAAAGTACCCGATAAAGCCATAGTCGCGCCAGTCTGGGTGGTTCTCGTTAAGGTACTCAAGCACCTCATCAATAGACATATTCATAACGCTCTCCCTAAAGTTGTTACCAGCTAACGGAAAGGCCGTTTGCCCTTGCAATCGCATCAATCTCAGCACCCAATTCATTGCGCTTACGATCAAGGCGGCTGCTATCGTCAATGCGGCCTTGAGCAATAAGCGCATTGGCCTCGTGCCACATACGCATAAAGTCAGCCAGTTTTGCCTCAATAGATGCCTTGGCTTCAGCCTTGTTGTTGAGTTGTTTGCTCATATCACTATCTCCTCGTTTCGGCTGGGATACAGCCATGAGCGGATAGTACGACATCAAAACTGTTGATAAAAGAGACGATAGCAGTCTACATTAGACTGTTTTGTTATAAAATTACGGTATTAATATGACCAGATGGTCGGAGTTGGGAGGCTTGGGTCTATATCCAAGTGAATAAAACGGTCCTCACCCTTCTGCTGGATACCAATACGCGGTACACCCTGCGCTAGAGCCACTTCTAAGAGCCTGTGAGCGCGTTCACCCCTTACCCCTATGTCTATAGCTAGCCCTCGTGAATGCGCCCCAGGGAGCGTTTTACGGGCTTCTGCGGGGTGCTTTGGACACCTGTAGCCTGAAGTGACAGGTAGGGCAAATCCGCACTCGCTACGGATGACGTTCAGCATATAGAGAAATTCAGGGGAGAAGTAATACAAGCCACAGCAAGAGCAAGATAGCTCCGCATCAGTAAAGTAGGATTTCATTGCGCCTTCTTGACGGTGTTGACTATTTTTTCGCCACTGCGAGCGACTACATAGCCCCCCAATCCGATCTGTAAGAGAGTCCACGCCTCATCCCTTAAAGGATTGGGGAGCCAGCCCATTGAATCACCGACTGCTAGGGTCAAGAATGTCAGCATGGTGATTGGTCGCCAAGTGGCCGTTATCCAATGCTCAGATTGAGCCTCTGCTTGAACAATACTGGCCTTGGCTTGAAGTGCTTGTGATTCGTAATCAAAGACCCGCTGCATAGCCGCGGCTTGGACATCCAAAAGGTGGGTTTTTGCCTGTAGCCTTTCATGGTCAGAGGTATGTAATTCATCAATAAGCTCTGCGGCAGGCTTAAAGATTCCGGCAATGAGATCAGTGATCGAAAGCATTAAGACTTATCTGCTTTGTCGTCCAATTTCTCAAGAATCCTGTCGAGCTTATCCTTGATGTCGGCAATTTCACGATCATGCGACTGCCTCGCCATATCGGTCTCAGTCCTCAACACCGCGATTTGGGTAGTGTGATCTTGCTGGCGTTGATACATCAACCAAACAAACGCGCCCAGAGGCACAACCACATAGCGCATCAACGTATCAACAGCGTCCATTTTACAACCCTTGATT